TTATATTTCATTTGAAAACTTCAAAGAATACTTTCCAAAAATTGGATTGTTAGTTGATTTAGACACAGACATACGTAGAATCAATTTATATTGGGGTAAAATACAAAATAAAGTATATGAACTTCTTACAGAAGGTCAAATGGAAGAAGGTTTAATCAACTATGATAGTGATACAAGCAAGATACAGATTAAAGATGCTAAGCTCTTAAATAACTATAAGTTAGAAGGAATTGATGTTATAGATTCTGTAGTAAAAGGAAGACTATTCAACTGTGATATATTTAAAAGTTCAATTGATAACGTAGAACTTTGGACATGTAACGTGTTTGATAATAGTCAACTACTTAATTGTAGAATAGATAACTCATATATTAATAGAAGTTGCTACCTTAAAGATTGTTTTGTAACTGGGAATAATAGTATTATGAACGGTACAATGGAAGGTGGTATATTTAGAAAAGGTAAAATTACAGACTTAGCTAGATTTATAAAATGTGAAGTTATTGAATACGAAAAAATAAATTATAATCCAAATGAGCGATATTAGAACAGGACCAGAAGAAAACACTGGGCATTTATCAGCAGGACAAGCTTTAGATGAGCTGGTTAGAAACGTTGCACAAGAAATAACAGGTGCATGTATGATACCTATGAACTTGCCTAAGAAGGAAGTAGTACGTATTATAAAGCTCGCGAAGAAGTGGTTCTATAAGAAATACGAGTATTCAGTTGCAGAAAACTATTATATTCTACCTTATGCTGCTTTCAATACAAAGGAATTTCAGAAGACAAGAACTATTTCATTACCTGGTGCACAGCCTGATGGTAGTGGTTGGATTTACCAAGTTTATGGTTTGAGACAACAAAACGATATGAATATCTCAAGTGGTGTTTCAGATGCTGACTTCTCAGTTCAGAAATGGATTTATGGTAGTGTTTATTCTAATGCTTCAATTGAAGGTGATGAATTAATGTACTACGTTGTGAATCAGAAGTATTATGATTTAGCTCGACAGATTTTCAACAATCCAATTTCATATCATTACGATAGACTTTCACAAAAACTTAAAGTATTAGGTGACAAACCTAAGAAAGATAAAAGCGTTGTATTAGAAGTTTCCGAAACTATTCCTGATTATGCTCTATATTCTGATGAAATTTTTCACAGATATGTAGTTGCAAAAGTTAAAGTACAGTTAGGTACACAAATTATGATGTTTGGATATCAATTACCTGGTAACGTTACTATAAATGGTGACATGATTAGAGACGCTGGCCAAGAAGAATTAACTGCAATAGCAGAAGAAATGAAAGAAGACGAAGGTGTAGACTTTTTCTTCACCTCATAATAGCAATAAATAAAACATGGAAATATATAATAGAACATCTGGCGACCCTAATTTTAACCCTGGACAAATTGAAGTCCATGACGAAATTATGGAGTTCATTCAAGAGATTGAGATGATTATGTTTACACGTAGAAGAGAAGTAATTGGACATAAGATGTTTGGTGCTAATCTTGAAGATGTCATCTACTCACTTAATGCAACAAACGGTGAGATAGAATCTCTAATCCAGAAACAAATTATACATTATGTCCCATTAGCTTCAAGAATACCATTCACGGTAACTTGCAGATTTATGAAAGGACAAGTAAGAGACTTAGCTGTAGTTGACGTCATAATAGACAATACGTATACACTCGGCGTAGTATTAAATTAAGATAAAATAGAAAATGGCTGAAACGTTAAAAAAACCTAGACCGTTACTCTTTTTAAGTAAAGTAAGAGTATTATCAAATGAGATATATGAAGATGTCACGACTTATTTAAGTAGAACTTATAGTCAATCATCAAGTATTTTCAGTGTTGCATCACCGTATGCTCAGATACTGAAAGTTATGGCTGAGTTGTTTGAATTTAATATGTTCTATGTAGAAGATGCTACCTTAGAACAAAATATACTTACAGCAACTACAAATGAATCTATTTATGGGTTAGCTGTTTTAGCTGGTCATAATCCTACTCGTGCAATTTCAGCTTTAGGTGAAGTACGCTTTAAATTCAAACCTGGTAAAGAAAGTGACTTTATTGGTTCATATCTTTTACTGCAGAATAATACAAAACTTAAATGTAAGAACAATAACCTTAAGTACTTAATAAGATTTAACCAAGACTTTATAAAAATTGATAAGAATAGCGTAGACTTTATAAATGCACAAATCATTCAAGGTGAAATTGAATCACAGAAAGTCATAGGAACTGGTCAATCAATGCAAAGTTTCAATATTAACATCAGTGGTCAACCTGAACATTATAATGTTAAAGTATTTGTTAATAGCGAACTATGGACTACATATGATTCATTATATGATATGAAGAACGATACAAAAGGATGCTTAATTAAAAGTGGACTTTCTGGTGGTTTAGATATATTCTTTGGTAATGGTTATTTCGGTATGGTACCTGGAATCGGTGCTATAATTGAAGTAGAATATATTTTAACAAATGGTTCTGTTGGTACAATTATTGGTGACTCAGACTTCTTATCATTCGAATATTTAGATAGTGGTATAGATTCACTAGGAGAAGAAGTTGACCTTAATGAATTTATGATGACAGAAGCTGTTACTACTCCAAAATTTGGAGCAGATGCAGAAAATACTCAGTTCACTAAAATCATTGCACCTTTAGCGAGTAAATCATTCGTTTTAGTGGCCCCTGAAAACTACCAGTACTTCTTAAGCAGATATAATAATCTCTCGTACATAGAAGCATACAACACGTATGACGATGAGTATTTAGATGATGATAATGTCGTCTACTTGTTCTTACTGCCTGACGTTAAGTCTAAACTGACCTCAGGAAACGATTACTTCACAATTCCTCAAGACGAATTTACACTCGATTCAGATGAAACGAAAATGGTTTATTCTGTTCTTAATGAAAGTGGCCAAGAAGGTTTAAGTAGTGAAGTAGAAATTGTTGACCCAATAATTAAGAAATATGCATGTACAGTGATACTTAGATATTTCGATGGCTACCAACTTGAAACTATATCTAAAGAGATAAGAACACAACTAAATGATTACTTCTTAACAGTTAATAGAAGAGATAAGATACCTAAGTCTGACCTGATTGCAATAATTGAAGGAATAGATGGTATTGATTCAGTAAATGTATATTTTACTTCAGAAGAAAATGAAGAAGCAATTAGAAACGGATATTACTATAAGGAAACTACAAAGGTAGAACCTACTACACCCTTCTTACAAGAAGGTGAAGGTAATAAGAAACGTTACGTATTTTTCAATAAAGAAATTATAAAAACTAAGATAACTTTAGCAACTGGTGAAGACCCTAACTTAGGTTTAGACGAATTTGGTGATATTACAATTGGCAAAAACGAATTACCAATAATTAGAGGTGGTTGGGATGATAGAAATGGTACTTATTATGACGAAGAACCAAAGCAAGCACAACCTTCATCACTTACAGTTTATTTTAAAGAGAAAATCACACAGACAATCTCGAACAGAATACAAACAGCGAACAAGAAAAAATTAACTTAAGATGTCAGATTTATACAAAGGGTTATATAAGTATAAGAGACAAAGTCTATACAAGATAGCTAGAACAGCTGGAGAGGATAGAAAGAATCTGGCTTATGATTACTCAGATACAATTTTCAAAAAGACGATGTCTAACCATATGTTTAGAAATCAAACTCTTACAGACTTTATGGGATTCATGAATGATATTTGGGTTAAAATGGTTGATAGTATTAAATCATACAAAATTTCTAAGACATATTCAGTTGACAAAGATTATAAATACATTAACTAATGGGATATAAATACTTACAATTTTTCGACAATGACGGTGATAATTTAAACTTTAATTATGACACCGAAGATGGTATATGGAAAGGCACTGCTTATATTCCAGAAGTTTCTACAGGGTTATATGAGAGTTCAAATGTTTATATCATTGAAGAATTTTTTAATAGCGTTAAGAATAGAACAGAACACGGTTTACCACATTCTAAAGAAACATCTTCAACAGGTGGTAATAAATGGAACGTATACTGGGAAGAAGATGTGCATGACAAGATTTTCTTATATCAATTTGATTTAACATCTACACACCCTACACTTGAAGTAGTAACTGATACATTAGAAGTTGAAGTTGATGATAATGTAGGTGATATTATTATGACAGATGGTAAAACATCTACAGAACACGTTACAACAAGAGCACTTCAGTTAAATATTGGCATCAATTCAGATGAAGAAGATTTATATGAACGTAAACTTATTATAGAAGAATCAGATACTGAAACTAAAGTAGCTGAGATAGTTTTCTATGGTGAAACAGTAGCTGAAGACGAAAGATTTAAAGTTCTACTTTCAAACTTAGGAATGTCATTATTCCCAGAAGACCAAACAATCTTCAGAGAAAGCGATATAAATGAATTTGGAATTGATTACAAGTTGATTAATAGGAAACGTAAAGAGATGCTACTTGAAGGTAAGAACATCTTCCCATTTAAAGGAGCTTATAAAGGTTTAGTAAATATCATCAAATTCTTTGGATACGATAATATCCAATTAAGAGAAGCTTGGTTAAACATTAATCAAGAATCTGTTAACTACGGTAAATACAAATATACTGATGTAATTAGTATGTTCGACCAAGATGTTGATTTTAAAGACCCTAATATGAACTTGCCAAGCAAAGTCTTTAAGAAAACGTCAATGTTCCAATTAGCGTATAATATAAATGAGCTTACTGGAGATGTAGATGAATACGATATACCTACAACACAGGAGACAAGCGAATTTACTACAGAAGAAGTTCTTATTAAATTATATGGCTTAAAAGAAAGAATCAAGAAAAGTTACTTGCCATTTAATGCAAGAATAATAGATATAGTTGGTGAAGCTGATTACTTTGGTAAAACTGAAATGAATGTTTGGAATGACCAACAGAGAATTGAGAATATCGATTCAGGTATTCACCCAAGTTTTTCAATTGCACCAAGCCAATATGGTTACGTACAAGATTTAAGAACATTGAGAGATATGTTCTTCCCGGAAGTAACGCCATACTTATTAGACCATGATATGAGAGTTATTGGTGAAACTGGGATGGTTATAGCTGATGTAGCTGATGTAATGTTAGCATACTTTACAAACTATAGTCCAAATTTGACTACAGTAGCTCAGCTGCCTGATAAGCCTGGTATACCAGCAGGATACCCATGTGTCCTTACAAACACAAGTTTTGATACAACTTGGAATGATGCTGAAGTTCAATGGGATGAATTACTATCAAGTGGTTCTATATCAATAGACTTTGACTGTGCAAACGTTTCAATTGGAGATACTTTTAGAATTTCAGAAACTGAATCTGGTGAATTTATTGAATACACTGCAACATCAAGTTCAACAACAAATGTAGTAGCAGGTTTATTAGCAGCATTTAATACTGCAGTTGCAACTGGTGATGGTAGACCTTGGATATTTTTTCAAGGAGAAATACTAGATACTGATACATTTAGAATGACTAGAGTATTTACAGGCTATAGAGCATTTGTATTTCAGGTATCTACAGTAGCAGGTACGCTATTAGGACCACCTGATTTTGATAAACAATATAGAAGTACATCACAGATATACACGTGGAATAATTTTGGAAATGGGAACTTTTACGAGATAGAATGGAACATTGATAAAGAAGCAGATGATACTCCAGCATGGCATTACGAAATAAGAGGAAGTGTAAACGATTACAATTCTCTTCCACTTGAATTACCATATGTTGGTACATATACTGTACAAATGAAATTGTATGACACATTCAACAATATTTCAGAAAAGTATTGGAAAGATTACATCACAGTAGATTCTAAAAATGTTGAATTTTCCGGATTTTATAAGTTCAGAGAACTGAGATATTATTGGGACTTCAATAAAGATGTATCGTGGAATGAATATGCTTCAGATTGGGAATTACCAATTGTGCCTGTTTCTGAAACAGGTGAAGGTCATGCAAGTTTATATGAATCACTTGACAGAGCTAATTATATTCTTAATAATACTAATCCTGACCATAGATTATCTTATCATTTTGATAATTTAGAAACAGAAGTTGCATATACACCCGGAGCTTACTTCTGGGACAATATAACACCAGGCGATTGGGATGATGCATATCATTTAACATGGTCAAGTACTAAAGTATCTGGTGACACACCTGCTAACTTTAGAATCTATTCTACTAACATTAATGGTCAACTTAAAATCTGGCAAAATAAACCTCAACTAGATTATGGAGCTCATACTTTTACAAGTACTGATTTGGAAATAGTAGCTCAGAATCTTAATAATAGTACTGACCCAGTTATAAGCAAATTTACTTATAATTTAGTTAGAGATTATGATACAGGATTAACATATCCACCTACTGAGCTAGTATTCATTCAGGCAGTTGCAAAATACTTTGGAAAGAATGGAGACTGGACAGACATACAATCGACTAATATTGATTTAAGATACACACAGCTGTCTGAAACAGCTAACCCAACTTATAATGATATAAGATTCATTAATGATTGGAAAGAATTACCAAAGTTAGTATACATTACGTTCGCTTATGACAAATGTGCTATCCCTGGAAAAGATAAGCCAAAATGGAGATTAACTAATCTAGATAGCCCAGGAACTGATGATATATACTTTGAGGATAGGTGGTTTACTTACCTGTTCAAACGTGAAGGTCGATATAGTCTTTCATTAGAATTAGAAGATTCTAACGGTAATAAAAACACAGTAGTTAAGAATCAACTTGTAATAAAATAAATTAACAATTAAATAAAATAGAATATTATGGCAATAACAGTTACAGAAATTTTAGGTACGGATTCAATCTCTGCATCGAGATTAGTAATTAATGACAACTTTAATGTATTAAAGGATGAGATTAATTCAATTGAAACATATCTAGACCCTGATGCTGGAACTATTGATGGTTTAAACGACCTTGGTACAGCAGCAATTAAAGTGGGCCCAACAGGAGCTCCTTATTTAGAAATCAATGCAACTACATTTGATATTAATACTGATGTTGTTTTAGATGGTTTACTTACTATTACAGGTAAGTTTGCAATCAATAACGCCGTTGCATTAACAGCAAGTGCAACTTTAAGTTTAGATGCAGCTTCAGCTGGTGACACTTATGTAATTACAGGTGCAGCAACAGCTATAGCAATACTAATGGATGAAGCAAATCCTGGACAAGAAGTAACATTCGTTTGTGCACAGGCTGGCGCTGGAGCAATTGGTATCAAAGCTAATATTGGAGTTGAATACAACTTTGGTTCTAATACAGGCTTAGCAGCTGATGAAGTTGTTCTTAATGACGTAGGTTCTACAGTTAAATTCAAGTACATTGAAGAAAGTACAGGAGTTTATGTGTGGTATATCATTGGTGGTAATGACTTTAGTATATTATAAAAAATTTAAACAATAATTATGGGAGCACCATTAATAAGAACACCCTTAACTCAAGGTGGTACGTTTTACGCGTTCACCTCAGCAGCTAAGGATTTAACGAGAACATTTAATAATGATGACCTGAAGTTTGAATTTTCAAAATTTGCACTTCTAAACTTACCTGATGTAGATGTTCCTGTTCATAAGGAAAACTTCATTCAGTTTAATTCAATTGATGGTGCAATCTTTAATGAACTTAATGCTGATGACAATATCAATCTTGCTGAGTCATTACAGAATTATGCAATGAACTTTGAGACATTATTATTAAATGATGATGACTACGACCCGAACGTTCGAAAGACAGTAGCGGAAAGAGTATTCTTCAAATGGCTTAAAGAAATAGGAGCTATTAGATTTAGAGAAGCAACTGCAACTGAGAAAAGTCCTACAGTATCAGGTAAAAGATTTGTTGAAGAAGATTCAATTGATTCTGGTATTAGAAGATATAATAGAGTAGTAGAATATATGGGAAATATTGACGTAATTAATAACGTTGAGAAAAATGGCCATACATATACAGAAATTTACGTAAACGTTCCTACTAAAGTAGGTAACACACCGGTTTGTTTATTTGATTCACTTACTGATGCAAATTACTATGAGTCAATGACATTAAGAGGCGATACAGAACTAATTGAAGGTAGAGAAAGTACAACTATCCATCCTGACGGTTTAAGTCTTAATGCTTTTTATGATTATGACAGAGCAGTTAATTATACTGACCCTAATGCAAATTGGGCTAATACAGGAACAGGAGCTCTTAATTCTTATTTCACAGAACCTGATACATTTGAAGATGCATCATCTACTGAGATAACAAAGTACTATGCAGATTATGCTGCAGTAGACCCAGGTATCACTCCGTTTACTGATATCACTTATATGCGTTCAAGTTTAGATGGTATTGGTTTAGATTATAATGCTGAAGAGTATTATGATATAGCAACTGACCCAAAATTAACAAACATATTAGAATATAATGGGAGTATTAAATCTAAAGACTTCCAGTACAATGCGATACTTGTTTATTATGACATTTACAATGCATCAACACCTACAGATAGAGCGACCAACTTATATGGTATAGTATTCTTAGATAACTTAACTCCTACTAATACAGGCAGTTACATACAACGTCTTAGAAAATTTAAACCGAATACGATTACTAAATTAAATGGTAACTCATATGGATTGAAGCTTAATATAAAGTTCGATACATCAATCGATAACGTAGGAATTGAAACTATAATCAACGACTATAGTACATTTTCAATGGACTTGTTTATAGATGCTTCGACTCAATTACAGGAAGCTGCTTCTGTACTATTAGAAACTCAAGCTCGATTCTTAGATGTTATTGACA